TTTTCACGCTATTTTCAACGGAAAGCAATCTTTGTGAATGCGAATGATGAGCCTTCGTGTGTTCTCTCATTTCTGCTTTCATATCGCTAACATCATCTCTCACAAGGTCCAATCTCGCCATCACCGCTAATGTTGATTCATCCATGTTCCGCAAAATATATTAGATGATTTATCAAGACTCGTATTTATTTCTGTTTCTGTCTATTTCTTTCCGGAAATATTACAGGCTCGCAGTATAACGGTTTTTGAATTAGTTTTATTTCCTATAAGGTATTTAAGATTAGAACCTAAAAAAAACTCTTATAGTGATTAGAATTATTAGAAAAAACGATAGACTGCAAGCCTGTATTTTTTCCGGACATAATTGAATCCATTTTGAAAGAATGATTATAACACAGTAATGGTTAGGGTATTTTATGAGCCGAGTATATGACCTCATCAATGAACATCTGAAAGTTGCAAATACCTTTCCAAACTCCGCACAGTTTGCTAAGTATCTGCATGGTATTGACCCTTCGGTTAAATACCCAACATGGAAGAAGCGTGTTGAAAGGTATCAACATGAGTTTGGTGAAATTGACTTTTTGATAGAAGACCCATACGAAGAATTGCCCGATGAATGGGAAGGCACATGGCGTTCTCTTGCTATTGAGTTACACGCACGAAGGCCCGAAATAACAATGAAAGCATGGGAGATGAGAATACATGATGCTAAGGTTAAGGGCTTAATCAAAAAGAAGCAACGACCTAACTTCATCACTACTACTTTTGGTGGTGAGCCGACTCAAATAGCCGATGTATGGGATGCTATCGAAACCGCAACAGGCGAAAACATAAGAAAGGCAGAAAATGCAAGATGGGCTGAAATAACATTTGAGGGTGGTAAGTATCTCGGTATCGCTCTTGCGAGCGACCAACATATCGGAAACAAATTCACCGACCACGAGCGAATGCGTGAGGATGCTGAATTAGTTGCAAATACTCCTAACTGTTATGCTATACACGCTGGCGACTTCATAGACAACTTTGTAATAGACAAACCACGACCGAGTATGAAAGCAACAATTCCACCGAGCGTTCAATGGAAACTTTGCGACCACTACTTATCAATGTTTGAAGATAAGATTCTTGCAGTAGTTGCTGGTAATCACGACCTATGGACCAGCGGCATGACTGATTACGACCCACTAAGCCGTCAAGTGCTTGATAGAAACATTCTGTATCATCCCCATGAGTTAAACATTAGAATAATGAACGGTAAGATACCGTATAACTTTGCTATACGACATAAGCGCAGGGGTAACTCAAACATCAATCCTTCTCGTGTAGTTAAGAAGATGTGGGAGGATGGCGAGTCCGATTTTGATATAGGAGTAGTAGGTCATCACCATACACCCGTTATTGAAAACTTTACACGGCATGGTCTTGAAAGATGGGCGGTAAGGCCGGGAAGTTACAAAATCATAGATGGTTATTCCGAAATGATTGGTTTCCAAAAAGAGCGAGCAACTTGCCCCTTAGTCATATTATCCCCCGATGCAAGACACATTCAAGTCTTTTCTGATTTGAGAGATGGGTTAGAGACCCTTCGTGTATTAAATGGTGAGTAATATGGTTGATGACTTTTTAGTTTCTGAAACATGGACTTCCGATTGCGAAGAGTTTATAGTAGGCACTATGTTAGATAATACAGATAATTTAGTATTCTGTTTAGAGATAGACGATTATGAAATTGCAAGTATTATTCTCGATAGGTCAAATGTTGAATCTCTCGTTGATTTTCTCGCAGAATGGACCGGATTTCCTATGTTTGTAGGCGGCGACCCATTAGGTGTAACAGATGAAAGGAAATGACTTACTAACTAACTTTAATCTGCAAAGAAGCAGATACGACCATAAACACTTCTATGAATGGTTGGGTTACACATGGGGCAACCATATAGGAGAATGGTTTGACCTATTCAATGATAGACAGGGTAAAAGTGTGCATCGTGTTTTATTGATTGCACCACGAGACCATTCCAAATCCACCACGCTAAGAGTCAAGGCTTTACACAGTCTGCTATTTGAACGATGGCGCAACAAACCTTTTACTACATGGTTATTTTCCGCCAGCAAAGACTTAGCCGCTAATCGTCTTGAAGAAATCAAAGATGACCTAAAAAGGCATCCGGAGTTATCCCGAATGATTGATGAGTCTAAAAGCAATAAATGGAAGTTGCAACTAACCAATGGTTCATGGATTAAGGCATCGTCTGTTGGTTCTGCTATTCGTGGAGAACACCCAGCAAGAATCATTCTTGACGATGTGTTAGATGATGGCGGCGATAAAACCGATGATGATATTAGACAATGGTTTAGAAAAAAACTAACACCTATGCTTTCCCCCGAAACATCTATTTTTGTTGTTGGAACGCCACTTTCTCTTACAGACTTATACCACACAGAAATGCTTGAAAATGAAGCGTGGGCTTCATGGAAGAAAGGAAGCGTGTTAAATTATGATGAATGGGCTAAGAACCCCGAAGAAATAGAGGCCATAGCGTTGTGGCCGGAGTTTAGACCTATTAACTTCTTGCTTGAGCAAAGACAGGCTATGGGTGAATTAGCATTCTCTCAAGAGTATTTGTGTCGTGTAGTTGATGATGCCTCCGCCGTATTCCCCCAACACCTTACAAGAAAACACTTAGGGATGGAATCTGTATTAGAGAAAGAAAAATTACATGAAGGCAGATATGTTATTGGGTTTGACCCCTCGCATGGTATAGGTAAGGACTATTCTGTTATGGTTGTAATGAGACAAGACAAAGAAGGGTTCTTGCATCTTATTGATATATGGCGCAGAAATGATTTTGAGCCGAGCAAACAAGCACATGAAATAATCAGACTTTGCACTACTTACAAAAACCCTATCTTTGCGGCGGAGTCTGCTGGATTCCAAAGACTCTATCAGTCTTTGTTGCAAAACATGGGTGCTAATATTGACTACAGACCCAGCCCCGTATCAAACAGGGTTCTAAAGCAAGGTCTTCTAATGAGAATGCGAGCATGGTTTGAACAGGGTAAAATTGTTTTCCCCTACGGAGACCATGAAACGAGAACAATAGTAAATGAATTATTACAAGAATTAGAAACTCACGCATGGGATAGCGGAGTAATTGTTGATAAAGGGAGACATAACGATATAGTTATGGCTCTCGCACACGCAATAGACCAATTCCAAAACATTACTTCTTCCTCTAACACCCCTATGGTATCAGCGGGAGTATCACTTAATAGTTGGAAAGGAAAGGCTACGCCTCGTAATCCAACCACTAATGGTAAGTTTGTATCGTTCAGACCTTAGAATGCAAGGACAGCAACGATTGCATCACTACTTGGGTCTCCGGAAAACACTACTGTTACGGTGTTTGCTCCGGTAGCCTTTGCTGTTTTGATGGTTACATTGTTTGTTCCGTCATCCTTTAGGGTCGCAATAATCTTAGATGATGTGGTTACACCAGCAACGGTTAGTGCTTCGGTTGCACTTCCGCCAGCAGTAGTAACTTCAACTACTTTATCGGCAAGTAGGTCTGTTACCCCGCTTGCAAGGTCTGCAACATCAACACCGCCAGCGGCAATATCTGCTGATGCTATTTCCCCGTCTCTAATGTGGTGGCCCATTATTACATCTTGTAAATGTCGGTTCTTCGGCATAATTAAGACTAAATCCTTCTGTTTTATTAAGATTATCTAAGATTTATAAAATATATGGGTTTTTCTATAAAAAAAATAAAAAATTACGAGAGGGGGTTGGCGTGTAGCATGAGCCGCCAGCCCCTCCATTTTTGGCTCGGAAAAGTTGCAAATCTCAAAGCCCTAAAAGTTGCAAAAACGATGGACTGCGAGGCTATTTGCAACTACGAAACCTTTACTTTTCAGACCTCAAGTCCGAGTCATGGTGAATTACCATACAAACGAGCGTGATGACCGAACCGAGAATGCGGAGAATGGAGACCCCTACGGGGTCTCCCCGTTGGATAAGGAGGTGTGGATTGAGAGCAATTTTTCTCCTCAACTATACCTTTACTATCCCAAAGCGTCAATTTTGGCGAATCCAATCCCTTCAATCTGTGCTTTACACCCCGAAGGGGTGTATAACTCCCAAATCTTGTGGATGGGTTCTATCATCCCAGCCGACTATCAAGATGAACCATTGAAACACATAGCCGCCACTTTTGACGGTCAAGAATACCAATTTTGGACTACTAAGGTTGAGGCTCAAGAGGCTCTTAGTGATGTGGTTTTGGATGCTGAAATGAGTTGGATGGAATGGGAAGATTTAGACGATTGGGAGTTAATCGAAATCAGCGATTTAGCGTCAATTTCTGAGGTTGAGTTTGATGCTGAGATAGGACTCAAAATGCTGGAGATTATGGAGTGAAACAAAGCCGCAGTCAAGCGATTTTGATTTTTGAATTGAAACTAATTTGAACAAAAAGGAGGAAAAAGCATGAAAGAAAATGTGAATGATGATGCAGAAAGAACGACTGCACAGGATGCCGTAAGGCATCCTGTGTCTGAGGAGGGTGTTCCTAAAAGGAACATCACCTTCGGAGATTTTCTGATGGAGGAGGCTGAATCTTTGATTCAGCATTTGCTATCAGAAGGTGGGGCAACCATTGACCCAATCTCTATGGAGATTCGGAATTGGTCTCAAGGCTACGCAGTAGCCTTGAACACCGGACATGGTGAATATCCCTTTGATGGGGCTTCTTCCCTACGGGAAGTTTTCCTATCAAAATTGGATTCAGTAAGAACCGAAGCCGCCGAAAACAACCGATATATCGGTTGCTGGATTGAAGTTGATGATGAAGACAAAACTACGTTTTGTTTTGAAACATCAGTTTTCGTCAATAACCAAACCAAAGCCATGAGACTCGGTGTAACCGAGTCTCAAAGAGCCATTTGGGATTTCAAGGAGTCGAGGGAGATATATCTCCCTACTTCTGAAATCAAGAGGTTGTGGATTATCGAGGCCTTAGAGTATCTAAGCCTTGACTTAAACGACATTGACTCCTATTTGGAGTCAGTAAAGGCTAAGGTTCAATTCAAAGAATTGAGGTCAAGGTTCTTTGATGCTCTATATCAAGGAGACATTAAGGAAAATATCTCCTCCTTAGAGGAGATAGCCGACTCAATGGAGGAAGAATATCTCGTTAAAGATTGGATAGGATTCCAAATGAAAGTTACTCTTGAGAGTATGCTGGATTTCACCAACTCTTCCGATTCGGATTTTAACTTCGTTAGGAAGGGAATTAACCGAGTTTATCGAGAGACCCAAGAAATCCTCGATTCGGGAAATTATTGAGGATTCAATCGAAGATTGGAAATCGAATAAGGAGGTGAAATCAAGTTAGGGAAAAGTTGCAAATCCGGAGGGGGTCGGCAGTCTCAGACTGTTGGCCTCCTCCAACTCTTTTTTTGCTTATCAAACAGTAATCGGAGATTAAGTCAAGATAAGGCGAAGAATCTTCTGCAATTTTTTGGATTCAGCAGTTGGTTATGTAATAACCACCAAGCAAAATTGTCCGGCTAATATAGTCAATAGGTATCAACGAGTTGATACCGTAGTCCGGATATTAGGCCGATTCGGTCTTAGAAAATCAATCAACTCGCGCACCGGACTTCACGCAGGGAGAGTCATCAGAAGTCTCTTTGCGAAGTCCTTGATGTGTGCCTCATATACGCCTCCAAATGACTGCTGATTTTTCGGAGGACTTCCGCACGAATCCACGCGGATATAAGCAATAAATCGAAGATTTTTGCTTCATATCTTCAATAGGAGATTACACAGGCCTCCGTCTGTGTTGTGGATGGATTGTAAATCCAGCCACAATGTATCCGTATGTGATTTACCAAACAATACTACGGAGTATTGTTTGGAAAATTGCTGATAATTTTTGGGTATTTGGAAATAACAATTTGCAAGTCAAAACTCAGACGGTGTGCATTATGCGAAGTAAGAGTCTTAAGTAGGTGTGCCTCCGATAAGAGTGATGAGGTCGAGATTGACTGATTTAGGAGATGCCGGAAGAATGAATGCCGTAGGAGTAGTAGTTGCCGCTTTACTACTCTTCGGAGTAGTGGTTAGCGGCTTTAGTGCGGAGATAAGCACAGTCCTCTCTATTGTAGGACTTGCAACTCTCTCCGTATCAAAGTCGTTTGATATTACTGATAGCCAAATTAACGAAGTTAGGCGGCGAATCAAAAGATTGGGTGGAGCGAATGTCTATCGAGCCAAAGGCCACCAAGATTCTGATTGTCCTTGCTGTGGCGAAGCCATGAAGGGAAGGGAAGTTGCAAACTTCCTAAGCAACGGTGATGGTGCTATCTTTGGAAACCGATACTCAAAGTGGCTTCACTTTGAATGTGGAATCCGAAATGGCTTCGCCATCGGTGCATACAGAAGCCAAAAGGCTTCCAAAACTCCGTCAGAAGAAACAGGAAAGGTCATTTCATACCTTCACCTATACTTCGGATTGCAAGAGTTGCTGGACTTCCTCAGTTTGGCTGATAGAGCCCATTCATGGAGTCAGCCAGCCTCTTCTGATGCGTTTTACTCGCCGGAAGCAAGGAGGGAAATGCAGTCCTTCAA